CGTCCCAAGCTCAATTGATCGGGAATCGGTATTTTAGACAACATTCTTTTGATATTCATTATTTCCCGGCAAGTGAAGGGGATAATGAAGAAATTTTAAGTGTAGCTTCAGAATTGTTTGAAACCCTGGAATATATCAACTTACCAAACGGAACTCTAGCGTCAAACAAGTACGCTACAGCTAAATTCCCAGATGACCGGGGGAATAGTTTGAAAATCGTTATAACAGTTAATGAAGATGAAGAAACTTATAATGTTATAACCATGTATAATGACAATATTGTCGATACTCAAACTGTAAGTTCTGCTGCTGAATTAGTTGATAACGATTATTTAACATTTATTAAGACGGTAGAATTGGTTGAAACAATTGGATTACCTCTAACGGGAGGAACCAACGGGGATCTTATTCGTGGAACCGAAATGAGGTATGAAAAGATTGACGGTGTTTTACATTTCTTTGTTAATTATAATATGTTCCTTCAAAAAGATATTACTCCTGAAGATGATATGGAAGAAATTATTTACACTGGAGGGGTGAAAATTAATGAGTAAAGAAAAAAATATTCTTGATGTTCATGAGATTGAAACTAAACCGAAAACGACTAAACCTGTATTTACAAAAGAACAGATACTTGCATCTAAGAAATATCAACATCGAAAAGATGCAATCAATGTATTACTGAAAGATGATCAATCTTATACTTCAGACGAAGTAGATAAATTGATTGATGACTTTATGAAAAGGAAGGTGACTAAATAATGGCATTAGGCGGCGGGACTTTTTTAGTCCAAAATAAAATTCTTCCAGGTACTTATATCAATTTTATTTCTGCGGCTAAAGCATCGGCTAATCTATCCGACCGGGGTTATATTGCTTTGCCGATTGCTTTGGATTGGGGGCCAGATGATAAAGTTTTTGCAGTATCACCGGAGGACTTCCAAAAAGAATCTCTTTCTATTTTTGGCTATGATTATACCCATCCAAAATTGAAAGGTTTACGAGATCTGTTTAAACATAGCTTGAAAATGGTCTACATTTATAAGCTTATGAGTAATGGAGTTAAGGCACAAAATACTTATTGTACCGCGAAATATAAGGGAATTCGGGGTAATGATTTAAAAATAGTTATCGGCGCAAATGTAGATGAACCAGGAAAGGTTGATGTCTTAACCTATTTAGGCACTACATTAGTTGATAAACAAACCGTTGAACCTAATACCAATAATCTGAAATCAAATGATTATGTTGATTGGAAATCTAATGTGGTTTTAGAAGCAACTGCTGGTTTATCGCTTACCGGAGGGAGTAATGGAGATGGACTCTCTGGAACACAATATCAGCAAGCGTTGGATGCTTTTGAATCCTATACGTTTAATGCGCTTGGTTGTCTATCTACTGAATCATTTATTATCAGTTTATTTGTAGAATACACTAAGCGAATGCGGGACAGTGTGGGTGTCAAGTTCCAGACGGTAGTTTACCGGACGGCGGCAGACTATGAGGGGATCGTTAATCTGGAAAACAAAGTACTGGATGATGAAAATGAAGCAGCATTAATTTACTGGGTAACTGGCGCGATTGGCGGGTGTCCGGTTAATAAAAGCAACACCAACAAGCGTTATGATGGGGAATATAAAGTTGATACTAAGTATAAACAGTCCCAGTTAGAAGCCGGTTTATTAGCTGGGAAATTTATGTTCCATCTTGTCGGTGAAGACGTGAGGGTTTTAGATGACATTAATTCTTTTACTAGTGTAACAGACGAGAAGAGCATTGATTTTGCCAGCAATCAGACAATCCGAGTACTTGACCAGATTGCGAATGATATTGCAGTGTTGTTTAATACAAAATATCTTGGTAATGTGCCTAACGATCGGGCAGGACAGTTAAGTCTCTGGAATGACATTGTAAAACATCACCAGTTATTGGAGAGTATCAGAGCTATTGAAGATTTTAACCCGGATAATGTAGTTGTCACGAAAGGTGATCATAAAAAAGCAGTTGTGGTTAATGATGTTGTCATGCCGGTTAACGCTATGGCACAACTTTATATGACTGTAATTGTAGAGTAAAGGAAGGAGTGAAATTAGATGGCTAATGTAATGAACGCTAAAGATGCCGTTTCTGCATCCCTTGCCGAATGTTTTATTACCATTGATGGTAACCGTTATAATTTTATGCAAGCGATTAATCTGGAAGCGAATTTTGAAAAATCTAAAACAGAAGTTCCCATCCTTGGTAAGACTGGAAAAGGAAATAAATCCACTGGTTGGAAAGGAACTGGTTCGGCAACATTTCATTATAACACCAGTATTTTCAGGGAATTAATGGTAAGATATAAAAATACCGGTGAAGATATTTATTTTGATATCCAGGTAACGAATGAAGACCCAACCAGTTCAGTGGGCAGACAAACGGTAATTTTGAAAGACTGCAATATTGACGGTGGTATTCTTGCCAAATTTGATGCTGATGCTGATTATTTGGAAGAAGATATGGATTTTACATTCGAAGATTTCGAGATACCGGAGAAGTTTAATATGCTTGATGGAATGTAATTAGAAAAGGAATGGTGATTTTTATGGCTAATTTATCAGCATTTTTGGCACAAAATGCCTTGAAAGTTGAGAATGTAAAGCATGTAGTTTCAAAAAGATTTGTTGACGAAAATGGGGAACCTATTCCTTGGGAAATCCGTTGCATCACTTCAACAGAAGATGAAGCTTTAAGAAAATCCTGCACCAAAAGGATTCCTATTCCTGGTAAAAGAAATCAATATACGCAAGAAGTTGACTATAACTTGTATCTTGGGAAGTTAGCGGTAGCTTGCACTGTTTTCCCAAACCTTCATGACAAAGAACTTCAGGATAGTTATGGGGTTATGGGTGCAGATACATTGCTTAAAACCATGTTGACACCTGGGGAATATGCCGATTACCTGACCAAGATTCAAGAAATCAATGGTTTTGAAGTAAGCTTTGAAGAAGCGGTTGATGAAGCAAAAAACTCATAAAAGAAGGCGATTTTGAAGCAAATATTGCTTACTATTGCCTTCACAAGTTCAATATGCTTCCTTCTCAATTTTTGGCACTTGATAGGCAAGAAAGGGCTTTTATTGTTGCAGCAATAGAAATCAAAGTTGAAGAAGATAAAAAGCGGGAAAAACAGATTAAGAAGTCTACAAGAAAGAAAAGGTAACAGGATGGTTGTTTACAATGACCATCCTGTTATCTATTTGAAAGGTAGGTGAGAACATGGCAACAATCAGAACTGCAATTCAAGTTTATGATGGAATGTCACCAGGGTTGAAAGCCATCACTAATGCACTAAACATTACTATTTCAAGCTTTGAAGCAATGCAAAGGGCTTCCAGTAATGCAATAGATACAAGTAGTATCCAGGCTGCAAGAGAACAATTAAATAAGGCTGAAATTGCCTTTGATGAAATTGAACAAGAAATTAGACAAGCAAACCAGGAACAGCAACAGTTCAATAATGAAATAAGAAATGGTCAAACTGCTGCAAGTGGACTTCATAGTATATTTATGAAGATTGCTGCAACTGTTGGTGCTGTTTTAGGTGCAAAACAAATTATTGGCTTATCGGATGAAATAACCCAAACAACAGCAAGACTTAATATGATAAATGATGGACTTCAAACCACTGAACAACTTCAAAATATGATATTCCAATCTGCCCAAAGGTCAAGGGCTTCTTATGCTGATACTGCTGATATTGTTTCAAAGCTTGGATTGAGGGCTGGGGATGCTTTTGATTCTAATGCTGAAACAATTGCATTTGCTGAAACCTTGAATAAAATGTTTGTCGTTGCTGGTGCTTCACAACAGGAAATGGTTTCTGCAAGCTTACAATTAACGCAGGCTTTGGGTAGCGGGGTTCTGCGTGGTGAAGAATTAAATGCAGTGTTTGAAGCAGCACCAAACATTATTCAGGCTATTGCGGATTATATGAAGGTTCCAATTGGTCAAATTCGCGATATGGCAGCGGAAGGTCAAATTACTGCTGATATTGTGAAAAATGCAGTATTAGATGCGGCAGGTAAGGTTGATGAACAATTTAGAGATATGCCAATGACTTTTGCCCAAATTTGGACAATGATAAAGAATGAAGCTTTAATGGCTTTTCAACCAATATTGCAAAGAATAAATGAAATCGGAAACAGTGAACGGTTTACCGTTTTAATAAATAACCTAATTAATGGGATAATTGTTCTTGCAACGGTGGCAACAGAATTATTTGACATCATGACTTCAATTGCTGGTGTAATTTCTGATAATTGGTCATGGCTTGAACCTATTGTTTGGGGAATTGTGGGTGCTTTCATAGCTTATAATGCAGTTGCCCTTATTACCAATGCAATACTTGCCATTCAAGGAATACAGGCTAAAATTGCAGCAGCAAGTCAGATGATGCAGGCAGGGGCAACTTTTACTGCAACGGTAGCCCAGCATGGACTTAATGCGGCGTTATATGCTTGCCCATTGACTTGGTTTATACTTTTAATCATTGCTTTAATAGCTTTGTTTTATGCAGCGGTTGCAGCAGTAAATCATTTTGCGGGGACATCAGTAAGTGCAACTGGAATTATTGTGGGTGCTTTTATGGTAGCACTTGCTATTATAGGTAACCTATTTGTTGGTGCTTATAATCTTATTGTTGATATTGTGGCTTCTGTTTGGAATTACATTGCTTCATTTGCCGAATTTTTAGCAAATGTGTTTAATGACCCAATAGGTTCCATAGTAAGATTATTTGCTGGAATGGCTGATGCTGTTCTTGGTATTTTACAGGGTATTGCTAAAGCCATTGATGCCGTATTTGGTTCCAATCTTGCGAGTGCGGTTAGCGGTTGGCGTTCTTCACTTGACGGTGCAGTTAAAGGTTTAGTCGGAGAAGCTAAAATTAAAATTCCAAGAATGGATTCCAGTAAATTATACCTTGATAGATTTGAATATGGAAAAGCCTATGATACAGGCTATAAGTGGGGTAAACAAATAGAAGATAAATTTAATTTTAAAAATATACTTGGTAATGCTGCTGATTCCCTGGATGCTTTTAAATTAGGTAATAATCTTGATGGCATTTATAAAGGTGTTGGTGATACTGCTGGGAATACAGCAAAAATGGCTGATTCTATGGATGCAACTGAAGAAGAACTTAAATATTTGCGGGATCTTGCTGAACAAGAAGTAATTAATCGGTTTACAACTGCTGAAATTAAAATTGACATGGGTGGAATTAATAATAATGTTAATTCGAATGTTGATTTAGATGAAATGATTACTTATCTTGAGAATAAACTTTATGAAACAATGAATACGGCAGCGGAAGGGGTGCATTCGTAATGTATATATTTTTCATAGGGAACGTTCCTCTTCCGGTAACTCCTGGTAGATTACAAATTAAAACTAATAATCAAAATAAAACCATCAATCTGATTAATGAAGGAGAAGTTAATTTATTAAAATCGCCGGGTTTGCGTGAAATAACGTTTGAAGCTATGATCCCACAAGTACGTTATCCTTTCGCTTATTACAGTTTGGGTTTTCTTAATGCACAGTTTTTCTTACAGTACTTTGAAAAACTAAAAGCGGATAAAAAACCGTTCCAATTTATTGTTGTTCGCATCCTTCCGCGCCTGGTCGTCCCCACGTTTACCACCAACATTAAAACTGGTTTAGAAGATTATACTATTTTAGAAGATGCTAATAATGGACGGGATTTAATGATCAACATTAAGTTGAAGGAATACAAAAATTTTGGAACTAAGATTTTTGACTATGATCCAGAAACCAAAACAGCAACAATCAAAATCACCCGTCCAACTGATACGGCACCCGATATAAAGACATATGTAGCAAAAGCCGGAGATACTCTTTGGAGTGTTGCAAAACAGTTCTTGGGAGATGGTGAAAAATATTTTGATCTTATGCGGTTAAACAAATTAAATAGTAATACTTTAGAAGCGGGACAGGTAATAAGGGTGAAAGAATGATGTATGAGTTAATTATTAATCATAATGGTTCCATCCAACAACCTATTCTATTAGATGATGTTGTTTGGAG